ATTTTCGAGCCATCGTTCGAAGGCGATAATCTCAGCTAAGTAATTCAAGCCCTTATCACCCCTTTCTCCTCCGACTAAACCAATTGTGTAGCTGGAGGTATTTTGGCTTACGTTTTGTGATATATATTTTATAAGATAAGTGCCTAATCTATTTCTTCGATTGAGACTTCAATCCTTGGCGTTCCATCTGTATAAAAGAACTCATGTGTCGTGTTCTTTACATACCTTGGATCATCATCTTTAATTACTCCACATTTTTGGAGTGCATCTTCAATTACTTTATCTGCAAAGCTGAAAATATTCATATAGTCTCGTTTTTGACCCTTCTGCGGTTCGTAAAACTTATAATGCAAAATCACAGGTTTCTCGGTCTTCCATCGTTTTAGCTCTCTTCTGATTGCATTACAGGCTATCATTTCATATTCCGCTTTCATTCTGCCACCTTTTCTCGGATTTGTTCCGAGTGCTGCTATGTACTCATTTAAACCAGGGAATGTCTTTTCTTTGAAATAGTTCCCTTTTATCGAAAATGTCTTCATCATAAGAATGACCTTCCATATCTTTTCCGGAACTCCTCTCTTGTCCCTAACTGACTTTCAAAAAGCAATTGTCCTGCTATTTTTGAAAGCTTACACGCCATACTGTTACCGTGTATCTTCTCTGTATTCCGGTTCATCGTATGGCAGTTACTGCAAATCGGTATCACAAGACCATCTTCCTCTGCTTTCTGACGGTCACTTCCAAATACAAGATGGTGCTTCTCGTTTGTAGGTCTGCCGCAAAAGATGCAATTATCCATGTATTCTGTAATCTGAGCTTTTTTCTTTGCCATCCTACTCAACTCCCAACAATTCATCTGGCCAGATTGGTTTTGTAAGTACCTTCGTATGCTTGCACCAGTCGCAATTCTCGCATCTGATCGGGTCTATTTCTCCGTTTTTCAGCATCAAAATATTTCCTGTGTTTTTCTCAACCTCTGCAAGTCTATCGTCCATCATCTGCTGAGGAATCTGTATGATTTCAATGTCTGTTTCTTTTTCTTTAGATGCGGCTGCAATAAAAAACGGAAGTCTCTTTCCTGTGTTCCTATACACAACTTCCTGATATACTGCTGCTTGAATGTCGTATCCCCAGTAACTTACAAAATGCATATGACCGAAGTCTTTTACATAATTCAGTTCCCGGATGGACTTCATCACTTTTAAATCAACGATACAGACATCTTTTACATAGCTATCAAGTTTCACTTTCCAATCTGCACCGAACATTTCCGCAGTCATAATGACCTGCTTTTCGCCACTCAGGAACTTCATAAAATACTCATCACGCTCGATTCGATTAATAATTTCCTCTGCTTTTTTATATTCCGCTCTTAATGTACCTGCTTTTGTAAATACTTCCGGATTCTGTGCTTTGAACAGATCCAGTGTTCCCTCAAAATGTGCATCCACGTAAGAGCCTACCATCAATGCAGTGGTTTTCTCTGTCTCCCACAGTCCATTTAATTTCGCAAGTGCCTGTTCCTCACAAGCTTGTTTGCCAAGTGTTCCACAAAAGTCTTTGTATTGGGAAACAGACAGAAACTGCCTGTTTACCTCCATACTGTAATAATTTTCATTCGTCAATATCATCCAAAAATCTCCTCCGCTTCTCTCATTGTTTCTTCATCGATCATTACTTCATCGTGTGCTGCGAATGGATCCATTGTCTCTGTTTTTTCGTTTCCGACAATGTCTTCCACTTCTCCTTCAACACGCGCTCCCATTAATGCGTTCGGAATATAGAGCCTTGCGAAAAATGCAGCTGCTCTGTAAGCGAGCATCATCTCTGGCATAGACTGCCACTTTGATGTCTCGTTGCCGTATCGGTCTTTTTTACTGTACCACCACTCGTCTTTCGCCATCTGAATTGTAACTTCCGGACCTTTTATTTTTTCTCCTGTTTCTCTGTCTTCCGCTTCGACTCTGCATCCCCATGTATCTGTATTCGGTGTTCCGAAATACACTGGGCGCACCTTGTGAAACTCCTTAGACGCTTTTATCATGCTCATGCATGTTTGACCGGACCATGACGGCTTCCCTTTCACAACATATAGCCCTTGCATTACCATCAAAGGAGATACTCCCATTCTGTTTGCAATATCAATCGCGATCATGCAATCTTCTGGTTTCCCTTGGTAATTCTGCGGTACCAATTGCGATTTCGCGAATGTCTGTCCAATCTTATACAGATTGTTGAAATCCTCACCGTTCGAAAACGGATTTGAAACTTCATACCTATTCTCTTTTACTACGATATCTTCCATGTTTGCTCCTCCTACAATTCAATTACAGTCAATTCCTCATCATCTGTTGTACGTGTTGCAATAAACTGCAGTCCCTTGTCTTTACACTTCTGATACAACTGCTCTCTAAGATTCGTAGACATCTTCTCCACTCCATCAATTAAGATGATCTGCAGACCGTTTGGTTTTTGTAATGCCACATCAATACACAAATCTAACTTTTCTCCATCTGATAAGTTGCTGATTGGCAGACCGTGAATCAACGGAATCCCATCTACCACGCTAAGCCCTGCAATCGGGATTGTTGCCGTGGAAAGAATTTCTCCCGGAAGTGTTCTTGCCTTTTCAATCTTATCTGTAAGCTCCTTTGATTCCGCACATAACTCTCTGACTTCATCTTGCAGCTCTGACATTCTTCTGTACTCGTTTATATGACCTTTCATCTGCTCTGCATACTCTGCCTGTTCCTGCAGATCCTCATAACTTTTAAGTTCTTTTTCTGCATACTCTCTATACTGTTCTACCTCTGCATCATACTTTGCCACATTCGCCTTGTAGGTTTGATGTACAACTTCCTGCTTGTCCAATTTCTTTTCTGTCATTCCGTCAAGCTCTGCATTATTTGCTCTCAACCTTGCCTGCAATTGCTCGTTTTCTTTCAGAAGACGCTCTCTTTCCGCTTGGAACTCACGTTCTATTGCCGCCAATCCAATCTCTCTGTCTGCTTCGAACTTCCTTACCTTATTGTCTCTGCTTTCCAAAAGCCGCTTTGCCTTTTCAATTTCCTCGTTTGCTTTACGAATAGATTCAATCTGTCGATAAATCTCTCCAACATTTTCACTCTCCCATTTTTCCACATCGTATCCAGCTGGAATTGTATCTGCAATCTCTTCGATAAACGCTCTCTTATTGCGGATATCACGGTCAATATCCCTCCTATGCTGGTAATAATCTCCTTTTTCTGACTGGATATCATTCAGCACCTGCAGAATATTCTGATCGTAAGATACCCAGCTTGGGAGCTCACCAAACCATCCTTTAATCGTATCGAGGCTCCAATCATACTCAATCATGTCCAAAATGATTGCATTCTGCTTTTTCTCGTCCATACTCATAAATTCTACTGGTGATAACTGCAATGGCGAAAAAATATCCTTTAAAAATGTCTCAGGACTTCCAATCTCATGTCCGTCCTTTTTGATGCTTTTATAATCTGCTTGATTGGTTCTTGCTTTCCGGTTAATGCGGATGCCATTATCCGTTTCAATCAGAATCTCACCCTCTGTTTCTCCATTTCTCACTATGTATTTTCGGTCTGACTTATTTGTAAGCGCATACCGAATCGCATCTATTACCGATGTCTTTCCGGCTCCGTTCGTACCTATCAACTCTAATGATTTTCCGTCTGCCTCATATTCACTGATGCCGAACAGATTTTTGATTTTTATCTTTGCAATTCTCATTGGCCTCTCCTCTTCAAATATTAATTTTTGTTGTTCCCACGAATCCTCACGTTCCAATAGCTGCGATGCTTTTTCCTTTCTCTCTTCCATATGTCTTTTTCGATCCATGCAATCACACTTTTCGCCCGGGTCTAAATTTGCTCCACAGCTTCGGCACACATATTTATACATTTATATCTACCTGACTCTCTTTAAACCCGAACTTGACAAATCCATGCTCGTACGTTGCTTTCTCCTTGTCGTACTTTGATACATCAATACCACGTCTGATCATCTCTTCCCACGCAAGGTCAAAGAGTTTTTCTTGATTCAAATAGAGCCAAATCCCTTTCTTCTTATCCTCAGAATCATGGTCAGTTCCGTGCGAATTGAAAATCTGACTCGTATCATTTCTCATTTTTTGATATGTAATCAACGGCATTGTTACCGTTCCTTCTAATTGTTCCATTGACTTTTCCTCTCTTCTATTTATGAGTTATCCGAAAATCTAAATTCCATCAGATCAGCAAGCATCAAGTATTCCTTTGCCTTTTTCGTTTCCCCATGTGTCTCTACTACCTTTTTTCGGAATTCTGATAAATTTCCATAAAAACATCCGCATTTCACACCAATATCTCCTGCTTTTGTTTTAAAAAATGTAGTTGTACGATATTCGGAGCCAAAACCATGCACCGTGGCGTAGCCAGCATCACCGCACACACGAGCATCACCGCACACACAAGCATCACCGCACACACGAGCATCACCGCACACACAAGCATCACCGTACACACGAGCATTATCGTACACCCAAGCATTACCATCCTGACTTAGATTTTCTTCTTTTTCCACGAAACCGCCAAGCTCACCCGCTTTAACGTTTCCAAACTCGATTAATGCTTTAATACGAAATAATTTTGTCCCGAAAATATTAGTGATAAACTCACTTGTTAACTCAAATTTTTTCATTTGACTTTCCCTCTCTTCTGTTTTACAATTTAATTGATTAGTTTACCGAGTACCCGAGCTTGCCGGCTCATATGGGTGCTCTTTCTTATAGTAAAATTGATGCTGCTGTAATTTCTCCAGCTAAAAACCCTAGCATTGTGAGTATTACCATCACACCGCCTGTCATCGCTCTTCGAAACATCAGCTCGTCACGGATATCTTTCTTAAGCAACTGGTTTTCCAGTCTTCTCTGTCGCAAGACGTCCGACCGATCAAACTGCATTACCTTAAGCTCCTGATTTTCATCTACTACAATCTCATTCATTTCACTACACCTCCCACTAGAATTGCATCACTTACAACTCCGACAACGATTAGCATCAACACGGCAATCGCAATCTTGTACGCAAACACACGCTCTTTTCTTAAGTCCCGTTCATGCCTGTTTCGGATTCTACGTTTCTCCCACTTCGGTAGTGCTTTTCTTCTGTTCCAGTTCATTTCTTTCCCTCTTTCTCAATTTCTTCAAGCAGATTTTCAATCCTAAACAGCTCGTCCACTTTTTCTCTTTCTTCATGTTCTTTTTCCCATGTAATTTCCTTCATATCCAGCATTAATTCCAATGCTCCTACAACCCTGTATTTATGCGAATTACATATCTCTCTTGCGAACCTTAAGTCCTTCATACGTTCGTCTTTTCTGATCTGTCGTTTTACCCAGTTCAGGTTATGTTCGAGTAATTCTAGGTATTTTTTAATCATGCTTGTCCTCCCTTCTACCGCCTATGCGGTTTTATCCTCTGTTATCTTTTCGAGCGTGTAGTCAATCTTTACTCTCTCCTGCTCTTCTATTAGGGAAATGAGCACTCGTATGATTTTTTCCATATCTGGTTTCATTTTTCTTCACCTCTCTAATATCTATGTGTTGCTGTTTGTACTTGTTGCGTTGTCCATCAAAATCTCCTATACTGTAATCACAGGGCACCGCCATGTCCTAGTAATTACGAAAGGAGTATATTTGCATGAGAACTGCAACTATTTATTTTTCAGACAAAAGCACACTCGTTTTATCTGAATGTGACGTTATTATTCCTATAATCAGAAATACATCGTCAGATGGAAATTTCGCGTCAATGAGCGTCCCTGTTGAATTGTATTGGCACACTCATGATGGACTAATTCCTTCTATTATGGACGCATTATGTTTTTGCTCTTTCTTTTATGTTAAAAGCAACGATTCGCCAGCATATTGCGTTAACTCAATTATTAAAATCGAGAACAACTAAATGTTGTCAGAAGGGCGTGTATTTTGCACTCCCTTCAATTCATTCCTCATTAACTCTTCGAAGATGCTTTTCACATATCGCCCAAGATTTCTATCTTTGAATCTTATTTCCCTGTAAAATTTCATGCATTTGTCATAAAATTCTGCATAATTTTCAGATTCATGTTTCAGCTCTTCGTAAACTGTGTTTACCTCATTTTTAATTTGAATTTGTAACCTTTCGCAATCTACCATCTCTCTATCTCCTATCCTGCTTTCTTGCTACTCTCAATCATCTGTCTGTCCTTTAATGCACTTGCGTAAATGATCACTTGTTTCCTGTCCTCTTCCCCGAGGTTTTCAAGGATCTGCATTAATTCTTTTCCCTCTTTTAAGTCTTTTTCTGTTAAATGTCCAAGCATAATTGTCACCTCCTTGTTATTGCTTTTTGTCTTTATTGCTCCTATACTTTAATTACAGGCACTGCCATGCCGAGTATTATGAAAGGAGTTTTTTATTATGTATGATGAAATCAGTATTGAGCAACGGACTCATGATTTAGCTGTTGCCGCTACAATTCTTTACTACCAACAACGCAATATAGAAATCACAGAATCAAACGCTTTCGACTACGGTACGAAATACAGAAGTTTATTAAAACATATTCGTGATTCTATAGAAGAAGGTAGAACAGACTTATTGTAGTTTTTGGTTATTAAGATATTCATCTATCTTTCTATCTACAGCAATTGGCAGAGCGGTTTTTAGCATTTCTAATTCTCTTAGCGTGATACCTTCTTCTACACACATTTCAATTATTTTGTTCGAAAGCCGCTCTGCATTTTTGTATTTTTCTTTCATTCTTCTCACCTCTCTTTTTGTTTTGTTGTTTACTATGTCGTCATTATAGTCGACTTTTTAAACTTTGTCAATATGTTTTTAATATTTATGTTGACTTTGTCGACAAAAAATAGTATATTGAATTCAAGGAGGTGATTATCATGGGTTCGCTTACTATAGAAGATAGAATTCTGCTGCTTAGAGAAGAGCATGAATTGAGTCAAGAAGAATTCGGGGAAAAGATAGGCGTTACTAAATCTACCATTTCATTGATAGAACGGAAATTAAGAAACCCTTCCGAACGTGTTATCAGGGATATTTGTAGGGAATTTAATGTTAACGAACCTTGGCTTAGAGATGGTGCTGAACCTAAAGACGTAGCCGTTCCAGCAGAAGACGAATATTTCAAAGCTGTCACACAGATTTCTAAATCTAATGACAAACTTGCCATGCAAGCTATTATAGAATATTGGAAACTGGATGATGTGAGCAAAGATGCGCTAAAGAATTACATATATAAAATTGCAGAAAAAAGCAGGGAATAAATTCCCCGCTTCTCATTCTGTCAGATTCTTGACTACCGTGTAAATAGATATGAGTATTTGTTGGTCTTCAATTTCTTTGACAATTTCAATGATTAGTTTTTGATAATCTTCATTGCTCATATGTACCCCTCCCGTCTGTTATGCATTGAACACACGTTCGAAATCCCTTGTAAAATAATACTACTACTAATTTTGTTTTATTTCAAGAGATTTTCGAACATTCGTTCTGAAAAGGTGCTTTATCTAGCCCCTTTACTATATATACACATGACTAACGGAAATCTAACGCGGTTTTGGGGAATCGTCCGAGAACTCGGACACTTATTTGTAATCAGATTCATAAAGGTCGGAAATGCGAATTTTGAGACCTTTTGCAATGGTTTCTAACATATCTATTCTCGGCATGGTTTTGCCGACCGCTATATCATTTATGGTTGATTTTGGAACTCCGGTCATGATAGATACTTGACGTATAGACAAATTTTTATCGTACATTATTTTATCCAGCAGCATTTTCATAGTGGCTTTATTTTAACTGTTGGAATCATGAAAATCTACAGGTAAATATTGGAAATGATATAACCGCTACAGCGTTTATATAAAGGGCTGGTTACCCTAAAGATGTAAGGTTTTAAAGAGAAAGAGAGGAAAAACAAAATGAAAACAAACAAATGTAAGCACTGCAAGACAGAACTTGCAAAAGGAGCTAAATTCTGCCCTAGTTGCGGTAAGAAGCAAGGCGGAAAGCTGAAATGGATCATTATCGCAATTATCGTTATTGCTGTAATTGGTTCCGCGCTCGGCGGAGGAGATGACGAAAGCAAAAAGACTGCTTCACAAAATGATTCTTCGACTTCGAAAAATCAAACTACCGATAACAAAGATAAGGCTACCGAAGAAACCCCATCCGAAGACGACAATGTTCCAACGGAATACAAATCAGCATTGAGAAAGGCAAACTCCTACGCTAAAACACTGCACATGTCAAAACAGTCTGTATACGATCAACTGACATCCGAGTATGGAGAAAAGTTTTCCGCAGAAGCTGCACAATATGCGATCGATAACATCGAGGCAGACTGGAACGCAAACGCACTGGAAAAAGCGAAAGATTATAGCGAGCAGATGCATATGTCTAAAGCCGGAATTTATGATCAGCTCATTTCCGAAAATGGCGAGAAGTTTACGGCAGAAGAAGCTCAATACGCTGTCGATAATGTCAAAGCAGACTGGAACGCAAACGCATTAGAGAAAGCAAAGTCTTATCAAGACTCGATGGCAATGTCTCCTGATGCTATCCGCGATCAGTTAACTTCCGAACACGGAGAGAAGTTTACAGCAGAAGAAGCTGATTACGCTATTCAAAATCTTGAATAATTAATAAAATAAAAACCGCCCGGTACGCCAATACCGAACGGTCTTGCATACATCCGAAGATGCATATCCATATTGCAGATATATTGTATCATCTTTGGACAGCTATTACAATCGGAACATATTTTCGATAGCTGTTATTTTTATACCCTTTTTTAATATATTTTAACAAGGAGATGGTTGTTATGACTAATAAGCTTTTAAGATGTGCTATTTATATACGTGTATCTACTTTTGAGCAAAGCGTGCACGGAAAGTCTCTACAGGCACAAAAAGAATTTTTGGAACGCTACGCCGCCGAACACGGCATGATTGTTGTTGGCGTATATGCAGACGAGGGAAAAACAGCACGTAAGGAATTAAAAAAGAGAAAAGCTATCCACGCACTGGTAAATGATGTGAAGCAAGATAAAATAGACGTGATACTCTTTTGGCGGCTGGACAGATGGTTTCGTAATCTTTCTGATTTTTACAAGGTCCAGGATATTCTCGACGAGCACAGCGTGCGTTGGATCTCTGCTTCTGAGCCAGGAATTAACATGGAGACAAGGGACGGACGTTTGCAATTAAATGTTGTGTTGTCCATCGGACAAAACGAGGTTGATACCACTTCCGAAAGAATCAAATTTGTAAACGAAGCTTCCATCCGGCAGAGAAAACTTATTTTCGGTGATGCCAATATGCCTTTGGGTTATAAGTCCGGTATTGTAGACGGCAGAAAATGTATGATAAAGGACCCTGGTACAGAGCACATGGTGGAAGATTTTTTTCAGTATTTTAAAAAGCACCAATCCAAACAAGGGGCTATTCGGTATATGCAAAGTACATACGGTATTAACTTTTCTTATTCTATGCTTCGCACGATGCTTTCTAGCGAGTTTTACAAAGGTACATACAGGGGATTTCCGTACTGTCCTGCGTATTTAACAGAAAGTGAATGGAACGAAATACAGACAATTTCGGTTAGAAATGTAAAACGCACGCCATCCGGCAGAGTTTACTTATTCTCCAGTCTTATGCATTGCCCTGTGTGTGGCCAAAAGTTAGTCGGTACTGGATGCTCGTCTATCATTAATCGTAAAACAGGAGAAAAAAGAACTTACTGCTACTACCGTTGCAACCGTGCTATTACAGATTGCATCTGCACCAACAGGCACCGCGTAAGCCAAAATCTAATCGAAAAATATTTATTAGAAAACTTAACGGACGAATATCACAGATACAAAATCAGGAATAATAAAATTAACGAGGAAAACAGGAAAAAGAAGGTAGATAGATCTCCCGAACAAATCCGAAAAGAGCTGGAGCGTCTGAACTTATTGTTTCAAAAAGGGCGAATCTCTTTCGATTACTACGATGAGGAATATACTCGTTTGGAGCAAGATCTTAGCACTATTAATGCAACTCCTATCGAACCTGATCGAGATCTCTCTTACTTAGATGAACTGCTGCAAACTGATTTTAGAGAAATGTATAACTCTCTGACTCTTGAAAACAGACGTGCTTTTTGGCGCTCTACAATCAAGGAGATACATCTCAACGACGATTACACTGTAAAAGAGGTTGATTTTTTGTGATTTGTCTTGTACTAATTATATCATTCCATTTGGAGCCGATAAATCAATGA